CGGCGGCCTACGTTGTACTGCGGCAGAGCAGCAGGCCGGCAGCGCATGTCTAGCTCTACCCCGCCTGGGAAGTCTGCTGCCAGCTCCCAGCTTGGCTGGTAGAATCGCAGGGCGCGTACACCGAAGTCGGCTGAGAAGTCTAGCGGCATCGGCTGCATGGCAGCTGTGAGCTCGTCTAGCTTGTCCCAGAAGTCTCCCATCGTTTCACCGTATACGGAGACCAACATATCAATAGTCCTAGTGCCAAGGTACGCCTCGGTCACAGTCGACCCGTCTCGCAAGGCTGCTTTGTCAATGAACCCTTGCGCAGAAACTGACGCGTAGCTTGCCGACTCAACCTTAAACCCTGAAACTGGCGCCGCACCAACGCGGACGCCAGCTAGGGAGTTAAGGTCCAGGAACGTGTTCGTTCCGGTCTGAATCCTAATAGGCCTATTGAAATCCATCAGCCAACCCTCCGGATCTTACGGATTCTTGACATCAACCGATCAAAGCGGTTGCGTGCAATTGTGTAGTTCTGCGTGATCATGGGCACCGAAACGTCCGTAGCGCCAGAGTTTACCTGCCACTGCTGGAACATCGTGCGGTCAGCCATGAGCTTGAAGAACGCCTCAGCCTGGACGAAGAATCGTACAGCCTGCTCAGCGTTGACGTCAAGCGTATCCACAGTCCAATCCCCATATCCTACCACACGTAAGTGGGATGTGCTTGGGGCGATGCGCCCGGGCTGCAGGTAGATCGTGGAGCCATGAAGCTCCCAGCCGCTGTACGGGCCCCATCCGTTGCCCGGATCTAGTGTGTCGTTAACGTCGTACCACTCCTTGATCGGGCTGGTATTGGTATCAATGCGGTACTTGAGGGCGTCAATGCGGATGATGGAATCCATGCCTGATGGTAGTGAGATGCTGATTGCCTGGAAGGAGGTAACGATCTCAGGTACGGCAACCGTAGACACAAGCTCGCGAGGGTAAGCCCGAGAGATGTCAGGCAGGGCCAAGTTCACAAGGTCTTCCAGCTCAGCGTTGCTCCAGGTACGGTCAACGCCGTCAGACGTTCCGGTATCCCTAAGATCCCGTCGGATCTTCTGTAGTAGTGTGTCAATAGCTGCCATTATTTCTCCTTAAGAGGCCCCCGCCGAGACATAACCTCGGCGGGGAAATCCTCTACGCTCGGTTTAGAGAGCGGTTGCGCGGGTCTCAAGACGCAGGTAACGGGTAATGCCCGTGCTGGTCTGTGGGACCACGTTGCTTACGACTCCGTCAGACACCTCGGCAGACGCGACGTTCGATGCCGTCTTGGCATACGAGATCGTCGTGCTGGTCACAGCAGTGACGGTGAACGTACCATTGAAGGTTGCGTCAACACCAATCACCTTGATCGTCTCGCCAACAAAGATACCATGAGCAGCGCTCGTGGTGATCGTTGCAACGTTAGACGTCAATGCCTTATTGGTAATGACTGCAGCCTTGTCGCGGCCACTGTACTCGCTCACAGCAGCTTCGCCGATGATCATGGCACCAAAGCGAACCTTGTAGCCAAGCAGTGCGCGCTGCGAGAGTGGGTCAGTGTGGTCGCCACCTGGGGCGATGAAGTACGTCTGCATCGTCTGCGAGTCGCCGACGACGAATGCGTCAGGACCGAAGAAGAGTGCCGAGTAAACGGTCGTACCGCTGACGTCAAACGTCTTTGCCTCGTTGGAGACAAGGAAGCGAACGCCAGAGTACGCGCCGATCTCACCATTAAGCATGGTGAGGTTCTGGACGTACTTTGAAGCCTCAAGGAAGCCGTGGTTCGAGGTATCCGTCAGAAGGTCAAACTGCTGATTCGGGTGAATGATGCAGCGGTAGAATCCGTCTGGGAACGCAGGAATGTTTGCCGCCTTGAGGCGAGCAACAGCCTTCTTGACTTCAAGACCGCTGAGCTTGTAATCCTGGCGAGCGGCGCCATCAGCAATGTTGCTGATGGTGGCGCCTGCAAGGCCGGCTCGGGTCGTGATTGAGGACGACTCTGACTGGGCCTGTGCATAGTGCACGCGAGCCGTACCAGCGTTCATCACATCGCGGACGATGCGGTCCATGGACTGAGCGGCAGCGAACGATACGCGCTCCGACGCAATCGACACAAGGTCGTGCGGCGAATCCAGCTGAACAATGTCGCTCAGGCTGGTGTACGAGCCGTACTGCTTCACCGAGAAGTACTCAGTCCGAACCGCGAGGTTAATCGTCGGATCAGGCGTCACACCTTCGGTGAGCTCAGTCAGCGAGTGGCTAACATCCGGGTAGCGGACGTAGCGGATTCGGTCCGTGCCCTTGACAAACGTGCCAGGGACATAGTTGCTCGGAAGAGCGTGGACCATGTTGTTGCGAAGTTCCTTCTGGACCTGCTGCGAAACGAGCTCCTGAACGAGCTTCTGGTAGGCATTAGCCTCAGAGCCATTCAGCGAGTTCGTCAGGTGCAGTGGTGGGCCAGAAAGCGTAGTGCTTGTAGCCATTTTCTACTCCTTTAAACTATTCTGCCCAAGGATTACCAAGTGCCTGCAAGGCCTTGACAATGTCCTCAGACTTCATTGGCTTGTCCTTGGCGACTCCACGCTTTGGGGCGTTGGCGTCTCCAGGGGTCTCGGCGGTTTCTTCTCCGCCAGTGAACTGCTTCACGAAGTTCTCAAACTCCGCAGCACGCTCAGATTCAGAAAGGTTACGAGCCTTCTGTTGGAACTCGTAGTACTTAGGGAAGTTGATTTTCAACTGCTCCTGCTGGTACTTCGTTTCCGCGTCATGCACCTGGTCTTCCAGCTGCTTAATCCTTCGCGCTGCCTTCTCGAACTCCGACAGGGAAGCTTCCTCTTGCGAGGCCTTCCACTGAGCGAGCTCCTCGTACTTGGACTTGAACTCATCAGCTGCCTTCTTAGCGGCAGTGAGAGCCTGATCCTTTCCGGCGAGACGACGCTTATAAGTGGCGACATCCTCCACCGCATTAGTGGCAGCTTCTGGAGTTTCCTCCGTCACCTGCGACTCAAGCGGCTGATTTGCCGCGACTTCAAGGTCTGCCATCTCTGGCTCCTTTCATATACTCTCAGGCCGGCACTTCCGGCCTGTATTACTTCCTAAATTCTACTGGAGTGTACTCCAGCGGGTTAATTTGTTCAGCGCCTGATACGACGTCTGCGAATTGTCCGGTTAGCTCAGATAAGCCGCTGAGGGCCAGCTGGCCAAAGCCAACGGCACCACTTGAAGTGAAGGCCTTCGGAACTTCTGCCAGAAGATCAGTGGCGTTAAACTGGTCGTAGCCTTGGCGAGAGATTGTTGAAATAGACCGTCGCAACCATCCTGGCGTAACAACCGTCATGTCTTCTGGGATACCAGGAATCAGCTGGACCATCAAGAACTGGTAATCTGGTCGCTCAGCCGCGTTCTCCCATCCTTCCGGCAGCCCGTTGTACGATAGGTACTCTGAGAGCTTGTTGTAGGCTGCGTAGCCAGCCCCAGGAGCAATGGCGCCGAACGGACGCCAGAACATAAATCGCGTCAGCTCTGGCAGCACTTTGCCCATCATGTATGAGTACGGGTATAGTCCAAGAAATTGGTGGTTGATTCCACGTTCAAAGAGACTGCGGTTCGGGTTAAAGTAGTTCACCCGCAGCATTGTCTCGTAGGCCTTCTGGTACGACCACTTTGCAGCCTGGAAGAGCATCTCTTCTGGTCCGTGCTTCTGAAGCATCTTGTTAGTGCTATCAGTCAGGATCTCCTGGATACCACGGGTCGTCGCTGCGCGAGCGCTTTCGCCTGAGCGGTACGATTGCACGATCTCCCTGATTCGGTCTCGTGCTCCAGGCTCTAGCCTTCTCAAGTCTCCGGAGTCAAGTCGGATACGCTCAATGATGTCAGTGAGCTCACCAAATGTAGCTCCGTACTTCTTTGAGTTACCCAGCGCCTCAATGATCGTTGAGGCGTTGTCGCCCTTTGAGAATCCGGGAATGAAGTCATCCATGAGCTCCTCAACGATTGCCTTCTGTACGTCAGCAATATCAATCTGAGCTTTAAGGCCTTTGAACTCCGTAACGAACGTGTCAAGAGAGGTTTGGTACGCTTTCCCGAATTTTGCAATGTCTGGGGAATTGCTGTTTAGAGCTCGAGCATACCGCTCAGCGGTGCTCCGAAGCTCCGTCAGGGCGCTCCGGACAACTGCCACGTCGTATCCTGCATCTGATGCCCGGTTAACGTACTTTGCGTTAATCATTGACCCTACAACCTGTGGCCGCATACCTCCGCGGATAATTTCCGCAAATGCCTCGGCGCTTAGCTGTTGCTGCAAGAAGGCCACGTCATCTGTAAGGTACGTAAGCTCTACTGCGCTTGGGTTGATGGCAAAGCCGAAACCTGGGGCCTTGGCGGCATCCATGGCCCTCTCTCC